TCCAGCCCCGTCTTCTGACCCGCAGCTTGCAGGCAGGGGATTTATGAATATCCCGGATGGTATTGATGAAGAACTCCCATTTATGTAAAGAGGATTATCAGGAGATCAAGCAGCGGGTGGGTATGCGCCAGGCGGCAGAGTTTTATGGATATTCGGTGGACAGGCAGGGGCGGTGCCTCTGCCCTTTCCATAATGACAAAAAGCCCAGTATGAAGATATATCCGAATGATAAGGGATATTATTGCTTTTCCTGTGGCTCTGGCGGGGACGTTATCACTTTTGTTTCCAGGCTGTATGGGATCAATAATGAGGGCGCGGCCAGAAAGCTGATAGAAGACTTTTCCTTGCCCATAAAAACAGAAGGACTTTCCTACCGGGAAAAGAGAGAAAGGGATCTGCGGATCCGGGAGAGAAAGCGGCGGGAACAGTTCCGGAAGGAAGCTTATACCGTACTGGAAGTGTACAGGCGGCTTCTGTGTGAGGCGATAAGGGACCCGCGGGACCGGCATTTTGTAGAGGCAGCACAGGAGCTCACGATCGTAGAGTACCGCCTGGATTGCCTGAGGAACGACCTGGAGGATTATTTTAACGATGAAAAGGCGGTGAAGAAGGTTGGAGAGATCCGAAAACGAGTTATTGACTGGTATGGAAGCTTTGACGGCGGGGGAGCCATTTCCAGATGAAATCTTTTATAAGATCTTCGAGATAGAAGGCAATGTGGAACGCGCCCAGTACATAGAAGCTCTGAAAAATAAGGCAAGGCAGATGAAACGGGCAAATGAGTTCAATTCTATCCTAAAAGCCTTCTTTATGGATTACAGCCAGAAGATGAAGGAGACCGGGAACAGCACAAATTTTACTGGGCAGGCCCTGGAGCTGCAGTGCGGCCCCTGGAGAGCGACCGATCTGGGGGTGTCTATGCAGAAATTTGACAATCATGGACAGCCAGTCTTTGTCAACGCATGTACCCACCCAATCCTGCCAATAGAGATCTACAAAAATGTGGATACCGGAAGGGAACGGGTAAAACTGGCCTATTTTAAATATGGACAGTGGCAGAATGTAACCGTGAACCGTAAGGTATGTGCGGATAATTCCGCCATTGTTGATGTGCTGAGTGATATCGGCATTGAAGTGACGTCTGAAAACGCAAAGCCCCTGGTGAAGTATATCAGCGACTGTATTGGCCTGAACCCTGCAAAGCTGGAACCCAGGAAATCGATCAACCGCCTGGGATGGGCAGGGAGTGAGTTTATGCCCTACGCAGATGATATTGTATATGACGGAGACGAAGCTTTTGACGTGATATACAAAAATGTAAAAGAGAATGGGGATTTTTCGGTCTGGAAAGAGCACTGCAGCATCCTGCGGAAGAATAAGATCGTGCGCATGGCGTTTGCGGCCAGCTTTGCAAGCTGTCTGATCGAGTTAGTAAATGCGCTGCCTTTTGTCCTCCACATCTGGTCCGGAGAGTCTGGAACCTGCAAGACAGTAGCTATCATGGCGGCCATGTCTATCTGGGGGAATCCCAAGATGGGCGGCCTGGTAAAAACCATGAACACTACAAAAGTGAACATCATGCGTACTTCTGCCTTTTTATATTCTCTGCCTTATGCCGGGGATGAGCTGCAGACCATGAAGGATAAATGGACGACCAATTTTGATCAACTGATATATCAGATAACAGAAGGCATCGACCGGGGGCGCGGCAGGGCTACAGGCGGCGTGGAAGAGACTAAGACTTGGCGCTGCAGCTACCTTTTTACCGGGGAAGAACCGATCACTAAAGCAAATAGCCGGGCAGGCTCAAAAAACCGTGTCATTGAGATCGAGGTGGAAGAAAAGCTCCTGGAAGATGGAAACCGGACGGTGGGTATCCTGACAGAAAATTATGGATATGCCGGAAAAATACTGGTTGAATATCTCCAGGGAGTGGAAAAGAAAGAACTGCAGGAGGAGTACAAGAGATATTTTGATGTCATGTGCAAACTGGACACCACAGAGAAGCAGGCAATGGCAATGGCCTGTATCTTATTGGCGGACAGGATCCTAACGGAAGTTGTTTTTACAGGTGAGAGGCCGCTCACGGTTGATGATGTAAAAATGTATCTGCGTAGCGCAAATGAGGTAGATGTTGCAGAACGGTCTTATCAGTCAATCTTGAACTGGATCGCAAAAAACCCGGTACGCTTTCAGAACCCAAATGAGGAGGATTCCGCGAACAAAGGTGAGGTATGGGGAAGGATTGATGATGATGAAGAGCATCCAGAGACACCGCCTGTGGCTGTGATAAACAAAGATGTGCTATGTGAGTTCCTGGAAAAGAATGGATTTGATTACGCTGCAGTCAGTAAGAAATGGGCAGCAAAAGAACGCGTCATCCGAAACTCACAGGGGAAATATATCCATAACACGAAGGTGTTCGGAATCAAGGCAAACTATGTGAAATTAAATATGGAACCGGATGTGGATTCGGATGGTTTTATGGCAATAGAAGACGAACAGATGGAACTGCCGTTTGATTAAAGTCTAACCTGTAAAATTTAGGTTAGCCCTCAGGTTAGACCAGAAAGGCCAGCAAAAATGCGGCTTTAAAGTATATAGTCTAACCGTCTAACCTGTCTAACCTAATACCATATACGTGACGCGCGAGAAAAACGTTATTTTTTTTCTTACTAAAAATGTGCACCTATAAGCGGTGATTTTTGGTCAGACGGTTAGACCCCCAGTAAAATCAAGGGTTTGAAGCCCTTAATCAGGGGAAGACAAGGGTAGACAATTAAGGAAAAAGGTTAGACTTCGTGAAACAGGAGGTAAAAATGAGCAATAAAAGCAATGGTACAGACTTTGAAAAAGAATTTGCGCAGAAGCTGTCAGACCATGGATTCTGGGTACACAGGATGCAGGACAACCAGAACGGCCAGCCATTCGATGTGATAGCGGCCAGGGACGGGGAAACGTTGGTATTTGACTGTAAGGATTGTCGGTCCGGCAGCTTTTATTTACGCAGAATAGAGGAAAACCAGAAAAACGCTATGAAGCTATGGATGGAATGTGGCAACTCGGAAGGAATCTTTGTGGTGAGATTTCCGGATGGGGAGGCATTCCTCATGGGAATCAGTGACCTGGAAGAAGCATGGTCCAATGGGATACGGCATATAGACCGCGGACATGCGAAATATTATGGAGCGCCTTTGGGTGCATGGCTTGAAAGGATTGAGCAGTTATGAAAGTAACCATCAGCAACGAAATACGGATACAAGACCCGCCCCAGGAACTGATTGAGACGGTAAGGCAGGAGCTCACCATGCCGAACCCGGATTATATCAAGAAGCAGCGTATGGGACTCTGGACGGGAAATACAGACCAGCAGTTGTATTTCTATCACGTGGATGGATCAAGCCTGGTGATCCCGTGTGGCGCGGGGAAGCTGGTAAGGCCGTACCGGGGCGCAGACACCATCATTGAACAGGATTTGGCGGATAATGGGTCAATCCTATACCCTGGCGCAGAAGTCCCTTTATATGACTATCAGAAGGAGGCTGTGGAAGCAATGGAGATAGCTGGATGCGGCATCTTGCAAAGCCCCTGCGGGAGCGGAAAAACCCAGATGGGGATAGCCCTTGCTGCGAAACTGCAGCGTAGAACTCTGTGGGTAACACATACAGCAGACCTTTTGAATCAATCCTATGACCGGGCAAGACAGTATTATCCGGAAACTATCCTGGGCAGGATAACGGCAGGCAAGGTACATATAGGTAGTCACATGACATTTGCCACAGTGCAGACACTTAGCAAACTGGACCTGCTGAAATATAAATACACTTGGGATGTGGTGATCGTGGATGAATGCCACAGGGTATCCGGTACGCCGGCAAGCGCGAAGATGTTTTACCGGGTGATCAGCAGTCTGGCAGCAAGATATAAATATGGCCTGAGTGCCACGGTACACCGTGCAGATGGGCTGATAAAGAGCACATTTGCTGTTCTTGGGGAGGTGCAATACCAGGTACCGGATGAGGCAGTGGCCGAAAAAACCATGCAGGTACAGATCCTTCGCAGGGATACAAAGATCAAGATCAACCGTGCGTGTTTGGATACGGATGGAACGCTAGTATATAGTAAACTGATCCCTTACTTGACCGAAAATCTGGAAAGGAACCAGATGATCGTAGGGGACCTGGTGGCAAACCGGGGGCATCACAACCTGATATTGTCTGACCGACTGCAGCACCTGCAGCAGCTGCGCGCCATGCTACCGGCAGAACTCTGGGAGCTGACCGCCATGATCGACGGTAAGATGACAAGCAAGTCGGCAAAGGCCAAAAGGATTCAGGCCATAGAGGATATGCGTTCGGGCAGGATACGGTATCTGTTTGCTTCCTTCGGCTTGGCAAAAGAGGGGCTGGACATCCCGAGGCTTGACCGCTTATATCTTACAACACCGAAAAAGGATTATGCCGTAGTCACGCAAAGTATTGGGAGGATAGCCAGAACGTTTGAAGGAAAAGGACAGCCTGTCTGCTATGACTATGTGGACAATATTGGGTTCTGCGAAAACCAGTGGAAACGGCGTCGTACAAGTTATCGGAAAGCGGGGTGTATCTTATGACAGATGAACTTTTAAAAGAAGTAATGAGACTACAGGGGATCAGGAAGAAAAATGAATCCCAGATACCTGTTGAATTCCTGCAGACGAAATATAAGAAATCCTATGACAGGCTGTGTGCAGAGCTGAAGGAGAAGCAGTGCCAGCTCCGTGCGGAATACATGAAGCGGGTGCGTACCCTGGCGGATATCATGTCAAACAGTGTATATGCGGAGGACCCGAAGGAATTCCTGGATACGATAAAGGAGCAGTATAAAGAGACTATGCTTCCGGATAATTTGGATGTTATCTTCCTGGAAGCATTTGAGGATTATTTGGATATGATTAAAAAAACAAAATAATAAATCTGAGAAAGGAGCCAGCCTCGCGCGAAAAGGTATACCGGGCTCTGAGAAACATGAAAAAAAGAATTTTAGATGCATGTTGTGGAAGCAAGATGTTTTGGTTTGACAAGGATAATAAAGATGTGCTTTTCATGGATTGCAGGGATTTAGAAGATACTCTTTGCGACGGGAGAAGGCTCAATATTAAGCCTGATATTGTTGCAGATTTCCGTTGTATGCCATTTAAGGATAATTCATTTTACATGGTTGTATTTGATCCGCCACATTTGTTGCGGGTCGGAGAAACATCATATATGTACAAGAAGTATGGAAAGCTGTCAAATGATTGGAAGAATGATATACTGAATGGTTTTACAGAATGCATGAGAGTGTTGAAACCAAATGGCACATTG